ACACAGAATATCCTGAAGGAGGATTTTATGATTGGCATGTAGATAACGATGTAAACATGCAAAACGAACCACCTGTTAGAAAAATATCTATGACATTATTACTTTCTCCTGAATCAGAGTTTGAAGGAGGTGATTTAGAATTAGTGAAAGAAGGTAAGATTGCTAAACTTAAACAAGGACAAGCTATATTTTTTGCATCATTTATAAGACATAGAGTTAAACCAGTTACACGTGGTAGAAGACAATCACTTGTTATGTGGTTTGGAGGTACGCCGTTTAAATAATGTTTAGAGAATTACATTTTCCAACACCTGTTTATATTGCAGATATAGAACACCCAACCCTTAATCAAGAGTTAGAACGAGATATAGTAGCTTGGTCTAAAAAAGATAAAGGTGTAACAAGAACTAATGTACAAGGTTGGCATTCACACACAACTATGCAAGATATGCCTGAGTATCAAAAATTAGTTAGTATGTTATATGCATGTCAAAAAACTATTTACGATCAAGAACATTTAGATAGTGAACCTGTACTTGGTAATATGTGGGCTAATATAAATCCACCAGGTGGAATGAATAGAGCACATCAACATCCAAACTCTTTGTGGTCTGGTGTATATTACATCAAAGCACCTAAAAATTCTGGACATTTAAATATAGATGATCCTAGATCTGTTGCCTCAATGACCAGGCCCAGACAAAAAGAAGGAGAAAAACCACCAAGATTATTTAGAGAAACACAGTATGAACCAATTGCTGGAAGATGTATTATGTTTCCTGGTTGGTTAATGCATTGTGTTGACCCTAATGAATCTAATGATATAAGAATATCAGTGTCTTTTAATTTTTTACAGAAAGGAATGTTTGTATAATGTTTAATAAATACCAAGTAATTAAAAAAGCTGTATCTTACGAGCTAGCTAACTTTATGTTAAACTACTTCCTACTTAAAAGAGATGCAGTAGATTATATGTATCAACATAACATACACGCACAGTCTCCAATCCTTGGGACATGGACCGATCAACAGATACCAAATACTTATTCGTGTTATGGTGATTTTGCTATGGAAACTCTTATGGTTAAGATGTTACCTGTAATGAAAAAACACACTGGCCTAGACTTATGTCCTACTTATTCCTACGCTAGAGCCTATAAAAAAGGTGATGAACTTAGAAGACATAAAGACAGACCTAGTTGTGAAATATCTACAACAGTTAATCTAGGTGGTAATCCTTGGCCAATATTTATAGATGGCACAGGATCAAACAATGTAATAGATGAATACAAAAATATACATAAACCTAACGCTCCGGCAGGGACAAAAGTCTTGCTTGAAGTAGGGGATATGCTAGTATATAGTGGCTGTGAACTTGAACATTGGCGAGAGCCTTTTGACGGGGACATTTGCGGTCAAGTATTTCTACATTATAATCATGTGAATGGCCCATTTGCTAACAAGAACAAATTTGACGGAAGACCAAAGCTAGGTCTACCATCAGGAATAAAATAGTATTATAATGAGGCTATATGTTACAAAAATTAGGTTTTGCACCAGGGTTCAACAAACAGGTTACAGAGACCGGGGCTGAGGGACAATGGTTTGATGGTGACTTTGTCCGTTTTAGATATGGCAGCCCCGAAAAAATAGGTGGTTGGTCTCAATTAGGTGAGTCAAAACTGACAGGTGCAGCAAGAGCTCTTCATCATTGGGATGATAACGCAGGTATTAAATATGCTGCAATTGGAACCAATAGAATTCTGTATGTATATTCAGGTGGTATCTACTACGATATTCATCCTATAAGAGTTACCTTAACAGGAGCTAATTTTACAAGTACATCAAGTTCAACAACAGTTACAATAACTTGTACAGGCAATCACGGTTTGGCAGAAGATGATATTGTATTGTTTGATTCTGTTACTGGATTAAGTGGTTCTACATTTACTAATGCTACATTTGAAGATAAAAAATTTATGGTTACATCTATACCAAGTGGTTCGACTTTTACAATTACAATGGATACTAATGAAGCCGGCACTCCTTTAAGTACTGCAGGATCAGCTTCTATTCTATGTTATTATACTGTAGGACCCGCTCAACAACTTGGAGGTTTCGGTTGGGGTGCAGGTTTATTTGGTGGTACATCTATTGGTCCTTCAGCAACAACTTTACAAACAGCTTTAACAAATACAACAGGGACTACAATTGTTTTAGCTAGCACGTCAGCGTTTCCGGCAGCAGGGACAATACAAATAGGGACTGAATTTATTACTTACACAAATAATAATACAACTACAAATACTTTAACCGGTGGTGCTAGAGGAGTTGACGGGACTACTGCTGCAACCCACAGTGCTGGGGCTACAGTAACTAATATTACTAGTTATAATGGATGGGGAGACCCTGCTTCTTCTGACTTTACCATTGATCCTGGTCTATGGATTTTAGATAACTATGGTACAAAACTTATTGCACTTATTTATAATGGTAAATGTTTTGAATGGGATGCGTCAGCTGCAAACGCTACAGGAAACAGAGCAACAGTATTACCCAATGCACCGACAGCATCACGTCATGTATTAGTTTCAACTCCTGACAGACACTTAGTATTTTTTGGAACTGAAACTACTGTTGGGGACCCTACTACTAAAGATGATATGTTTATAAGATTCTCGGACCAGGAAAGTATTGATCAAACTGATTCATACACCGTACGAGCTGAAAACACTGCAGGTACACAAAGACTAGCAGATGGTTCTAAAATTATGGGAGCTATTAAAGGTAGGGATGCAATTTATGTGTGGACCGATACTGCATTGTTCTTGATGAAATTTGTAGGACAACCTTTTACTTTCTCCTTTGAACAAGTAGGAACTAACTGTGGTTTATTTGGTAAGAATGCGTGTGTTGAAGTAGATGGATCTTCTTATTGGATGTCAGAAAACGGTTTCTTTACTTACGATGGACAATTAAAATCTATGCCTTGTCTTGTTGAAGATTACGTTTATGATAGTATCAATGATACATCCCGTGATTTAATTAACTGTGGACTAAACAATTTGTTTGGTGAGATAAATTGGTTTTATTGTAGTGAGGGTTCTAATTTAGTAGATCGAGTGGTGACTTATAATTATCTAGACTCGTCAGCAAAACAACCTATATGGACTACAGGTAGCTTGGACAGAACAGCATGGCAAGATTCGTCTGTTTTTAATAAACCCCATGCAACATATTATACTTCTACAGACAATGATTCTTTTGATGTTACTGGTAATACCGATGGGATTACTATATACTATAACCAGGAAACAGGGACCGATCAAGTAAATGCAGGGGGAGTTGTGACAGCTATCCAAGCAAACATATTATCGGGTGATTTTGACATCACTCAAAAAAGAAGCAGTACTGGACAAGTTGTTGGTACACCAGATCTTAGAGGAGACGGAGAATACATTATGAGAATAAGTAGATTCATACCAGATTTTATAAATCAAACCGGTACTACTCAAGTTAGTTTTACAACTAGAGCTTACCCTAATAGCACACCTACCACTACAAATTTTCCAATTGATTCAACAACTACTTTTAAAAGCACTAGAATTAGAGCAAGGTCTATTGCATTAAAAGTTTCTAACACAGGGTCTAACCAAGATTGGAAACTAGGTACATTTAGATTAGACGTTGCACCAGGAGGAATGAGATAATGAACACAGAATATTTTAATGAATATATACAAAGCCCTGCTTTACAAGCTAAGTATGGGTCTGTTGGTGCTTATGTTGATTTTATGGAATCTCAAGAACCTTATTCAATGAGAACTCAATTTACAAATGATTTAAATGATATTAAAGCTTTACCCAAAAAATTTACAAGTGGTCTTACAGATGGTATCGCCGGAGCAAGTAATTATATTACTGATAAATATACAAATTTTAAAGAAGGAATAGGGGATTTTAAAAGTACAATTGGAGATGGAATTAAAGGTATATTAGATAACACTTTGATTGGTAGATTTGCAGCTGCAAATGATGCAACAAATCCTAATGCTTTTAATTATAACCCAGACCTCCAAGGTCAAATAGATTTTATGAAATCTCAAAATGATTATGGAGTTATGGATCAAAGTGGATTAAATAAAATTACAGGTGGTGTTCTAGCTGGTAAAAATTTACAATCTTTATTTGGAACAAATGATTTAACTGACATGTATGCGAATCAAGTAGATAAATATCAAAATACTTATGATAACTTAGGTAAGAATTTTAGTAACTTGGATGAAGAAGAAATAGAATTAAAAAAACAAAATTATTTTAGTAAATTTTTACAACCTGCTATAATGGAAAGGCAGCTTAACTTTGATAGACAAAATAAAATTAATGACGCTCAAGGTTATGATGCAACAGGTAGAGGAAGAGCGTTTGATTATGCTGGAAGAGATAATGAATATGGCACACACCATTCTACTATAACTAATAAAAATGCTCAAATTAATCAGGACGCAGGCAGAAACCATGGTTTTAATCCTGGAAGTCATAATACACCAGGTGGTAATTTTTCAAATGCAAAATCTGAAAGCAATATAGACGCAGCAAGAGGAAGAAGATTTGAAAAAGGTGGTAGAGTTGGATACTTCTTTGGTGGTTTAGCTGCAAGAGGAATGAAAAGATAATGGCAAAAATTGTACAATCATTAACTAGAGCGACAAAAGAATATGAGCAAACTAATATACAATCATTAGTAAGAGACCTTGATGGTATTATTACAAAATTAAATTCTTCTTTTCAAGAAGAAGTAAAACAGGAGATAGAAGCTAAGAGTTTCTTTTTAGAATAATGGCAGTAGTAAACCAATACAAATTTAAAGGTATAGATAACGATACAACTGGTAATGCTTTGGTTCCATTTGGAGCAGG